CGCTGTGCCAGCACTTGAGCCGCGTCGAGTCGTGCGTAATCAAACGGTTGACGCGCTACAGTCCATCACGATCAACGAGAAGCGAGCCGCAATGGGCTATGATGGCGTAGGCGATGAAGGCGATTTGGTGCTGGTGTCTAGCGGCGTGATACCGCTTGACATGGCTGGTGTTGATCCTGTTACGAGCACCGGCAATTGAATAGTCGGCAGCGCCTAGCCTATGCCCGACGCATTTTAGCGACGCAAGACCGCCTATCGTTGCGGTTTTATCGCATCATTGCTGCTGAATTGCGACGTGCTGGCAAAGATTTTGCTGACGACTACCTATCGACCTATGCGCTGTCGCCGCAGGCTCAAGCTGCACACACCAAAAAGATCACCGAGATCCTAGATAAGCTGGCAGCGACTACAGGCCAAGCGTTTTTAGACATCGAGCTAACACCCGATCATCCGCTAACCATGCCAACCTATCTTGAGCAGCAGACCATCGCCAATCTGCAAACCATCGCGCAGCAGTCGGCGCTTGGCGTAGCACAAACGACGATTAGCAAAGCACAAGCGGTTATTGCGGATAGCTTGAGCAATGGCGATGCACCAGAGCAGGTGGCCAAAAACATACTGAGCAAGGTGGGCGGCGTTGAATCGCGTAGCCGAGCCATGACCATCGCTCGCACTGAAGTAGGTATCGCTGCCAATACCGCGACGTATGACCGCGCAAACGCTGCTGCTGACGACTCTGGGCTAGATATTGAATATGAGTGGATCAGTACCAACGACGGCAGAGTGCGCGATACACACAAGCAAGCGAACGGCCAGCGTGTTAAGCGCGGCGAAGATTTCAGGGTGGGTGGCGAGCGTGTTCGCCATCCGTCAGATGCAAGGGCGAGCGCGTCAAACATCGTAAACTGCCGATGCGTGATGGGCGTGATTGTAAACGAGGTGTGAGATGAACAAGGCATACAGTCGGCCTATTGAGCTAAAAGCATTGGGCGACGATGGGTCATTTAGCGGCTATGCAGCCACGTTTGACCGCGATTTAGGTGGCGACATTATTGAGCCTAACGCTTTCGACGCTTGGCTTGCCGCCAATCCCGATGCGCAATCTATGTCGGTGCTTTGGCAGCACGACTTAGACAAGCCGATTGGCGTGACAACACTGATGCGCGTCGATCAAAAAGGCTTGTATGTCGAGGGTCAATTGACGCTTGGTGTGCAGCGTGCCGATGAAGCCCGATTGTTAAGCAAAGCAGGTGCGCTCAAGGGCATGTCCATCGGCTATTTTGTTGACGACTTTGAATATTTTGACAATACGCGAAAGATTAAAGCCCTATCGCTTTTTGAATACAGCTTTGTTACTCTACCAATGAATCCACAGGCGAAACTGACTAGCGTTAAGTCGTTTGATCAGATTGAAACTGTGCGCGACGCAGAAGATTATCTACGGGACGTGGGAGGTCTGAGCCAATCGCAGGCCAAACGCTTGATTGGCATCATCAAAGGCACTCGCGATGACGTGCAAACCGATGAAGCCAAGCAATTGATCGCTATTGCCAAACTTTTCGGAGTACTGACAAATGACTGATTTAGTCGCTCAGATCAATGAAAAACTTGATCTTTATCGCAAAAAGGCAGATGACGCAGAAGCCGAAGTGAAACGCTTTGGTCAAGAGTCTGCTGACACCAAATCCGCTATGGAAGCCATGAAAGGCGACCTAGTCTTGCTGCAAGGCCAGCTTGCCGACTTCAAACGCGCCCAAGTATTGCAGGGCGGCGCAGGCCAGCAAAGCCAAGAGGATGCAGAGGTCAAGAGTGTGTTTGACCGCATCTTGCGCAAGTCTGATCCGCGCTTTACTGATGCTGAACAAAAAGCCCTATCAACCATCACCAATCCTGATGGTGGTTATCTTGTGCCCCGCGATACCAGTGGCCGCATCATCACCAAGATTCAAGATTTCAGCCCGATGCGTCGTTATGCATCCGTTCAAGCGATTAGCACTGATGCGCTCGAAGGCTTGCTTGACAACGGTGTGAACTCAAGCGGATGGGTAGGTGAAACCCAAGCACGGCCAGCAACTAACACTGCGCAGTTGGGCAAATGGCGCATCCCAGTGCATGAGATGTACGCCAATCCGATGGCAACTCAAAAGCTATTGGAAGATTCGGCGGTTGACGCTGAAGCATGGCTGATCCGCAAAACATCCGAGCAGTTTGCTCGCATGGAAGCCGAAGCATTCATCACCGGTGACGGCTCGACCAAGCCGCGCGGCATTCTTGCGCCAAGCCTGTCAACTAGCGCATCGCCTGCATGGGGCACTGTGCAAAAGATCAAGACAGGCACTAACGGCGGCTTTGGTGCATCTACCAATGGCGGCGACAAGTTGATTGACATGGTCACCGCATTGCGTCCAGCGTATGCAAGCGGCGCGATCTTCACCATGAACCGCTTCACTCTTGGCGAGTTGATGAAACTTAAAGATGGTGATGGCAACTACCTGTGGAAGCCTGACTTTAGTCAAGGTGCAGGCGGTTTGTTGCTTGGCTATCGCGTTGATGCGTCGTTTGATCACATGCCAAACATCGACACCGGCAGCAAGTCGATTATCTTCGGTAACTTTGCCGAAGCCTATCAGATTGTTGATCGTCGTGGCATTGTGATTTTACGCGATCCGTACACCAACAAGCCTTATGTGTCGTTCTACACGACCATGCGCGTTGGTGGCGACGTGATTAACACTGAAGCCTACAAAGTCATGACTTTTGAAGCATAAGGGGGCGGATGATGGATATTCGCGATTTGCACAACAGTATCACTGTTGAAAATGGCCGCACTACCGCAGCCATCACAACCAATACCACTTCGAATGGCGCGATCGTTGATATGGTTGGCACTGGTGGCGTTGAGTTTATTATCACCGTGTCAGGCCGCACTGATGGCACTTACACTCCAACCATTACTGTCGGCAATGACAGCGGCTTGAGCGATGGCGTTGCAGCAGATGCAAGCATCCTGCGCGGTACACTGGCAGGCGCTGCGCTGTCTGCTAATGGCGTGTCAAACGTTGGTGTTGCAGCCAATCAGGGCTATCGCTATGCGCGTCTGTCGATTGTATCGACCAGCGTGACCACTGGCGCGACTGTCGGAGCTACCGCAGTCAAGCACGACCTGTCCTTGCAACCAGTGGGCTAAGATCATGGCTATCAAAATTTCAGAATCAGCCGCCGAACCTGTAGCACTTGCCGAAGTGCGCGACTACCTGCGGCTCGAAACTGAAGATGAGGATGGCCTGCTATCAATGCTGATCACTGCATGTCGTCAAGACCTTGAGCGTTGGCTAAAGCGTGCGCTCATTTCACAGGTTTGGCGTGATTACGCGCCAAGCCTATCAACGCCTATGTATGCGCCTATGTTGCCGCTTACGTCTGCCACTGTTGCGACGTTAGCCGATGACGTATACACAGACGTTGACACGTCACTGTATGCCGTAAATATCGCGCTTGGCCGAGTGTCGCCATTAGTGCGAATCGAGCCTGAAGCCGACAATCCCGACGGCGTACAGATTACATACAACACAACAGTCACCACACAAGACAAGCGCATCCGCTTGGCACTGCTGGAGTTAATCGCGTACCGGTATCAAAATCGCGGCAACATCGAAGCATCTGCAATCCCTGCGAGCGTGCAAGCGATGGTGTCGAGCCTACGGGTGTACAGCGTATGATCTACGCAGGCGAGCTAAAACACCGCATCTTGATTGAGCAAGAGCAGCGCACAAGCGACGGCATGGGAGGCGACCTGACGGCATGGCAGTCGTTGGGTGTGTGTTGGGCTAAGATGCAGACAAGCACGCTCAAAGACCGCTTGTATCACGGCGAGCTACAGCATACGCAGATGGTTTATTTTACGATCCGTCAAAAGCAGATGTTTTGTATCAATCCGCAAGAGTCTGCGGCATTGCGCGTGGCCTATCGTGGCGATCTGTATCGCGTTGTCAATTTTGAGCCTGTCGTGAGCGAGGATGGCCAAGCGTATCAGGATTATTACAAGCTAGTGTGCGAGCGATACGGAGGGACGGCCAGTGCTTAAACTAGGGCGCGACTTTGTACTATTAATCGACGGCGGCGCAGGCTATGCGCGTGTCGAAGCCCAACGCTCGACATCTGTATCGATCACTAGCGACGTTGTGGATAGCACGACTAAAGGCGAAGATTGGCGCGAGATTCTGCGCAATGCTGGCATAAATGCCGCTCAGATTAACGTGTCTGGCGTGTCTGTCGATGCGCCAGCCCTGCAATTGATCACCGCCAAAAAGATGCAACGCCAGCATATCCAATGCCGCATTGACGATCGTGTTGGTGAGTTTTTGGCAGGGATGTTTAAGGTGGTGAGCGTCGCGTTTAGCGGCGAGTTTAACGGCGAAGAAACTTATGACATCGTGCTACAAAGCACAGGGCTTTTTGGCTATCCAACCGCAGGCGATGCTTGGCAGTGGGATAGTGGGGCTTTTGTGCAGTGGGATAGCGGAGCTTTGGTGGAGTTGGCAGCATGACCAGAATCAATGATGCGAGTCTTGTCGCAACTGTCAACGATGGCATTAAAATGCCAACAGGCGAGTCTGGCGACCGCGCCATTA